ACCCCTAGGGATACCCAACAGAACTAACTCTCGACTTTCCCGGCTTGCTTGTCCTTCGCCCCGGATGCTGCTTCAGCACAGACGTTATTGCGCGCCGTTCGCATCGCTGTTTGGTTATGTGGGCCAGCTGATCGCCCCAGTGCTAATCCCCTTAGATTTCAGCACGTTGTCATATTGTACGCTGTTCTATAATGCCTCCAGAAGTTGGGTTAAGCCCCGTTGATCGAGGGGCCAAGGTAATATGTCCTAGTACGTCTTGTCAAGCATGGACAACCTAGTTCATGTTCTCTGGTTGTGGTTTGGGTCATCTTCTGGCTTAATAGTCGGGCCAGTGTTTCATCAGGTTTGACTGGCAAACTGAAACCAACGAACTCAAACTTTGCTGCATGGCTTCGCAGTATAAATATCAGCTAGAAAGAGAAATCCATGATAGGACCCAAGGCCGTCTGTCAAGCATGGTCACCAATGGTGAACCGAAAGGGTAGATAAAAGGGTGAACCGAGTAACCTAGTTGGTAGTACCTCTAGGTGAAGGGTCTTTAATAGTAACCGGAGTAAACGTAACTTATTGATTTTACTGAGGATCTAAGTACCTAGAAAATGACGATCTACAGAAAGGAAGGCCGTTTTTCGCGGGGGGGTGGGGCGTATAATATAGACACCTCAGAACATCTAGGGGTTATTCTGAAAATTGGCGGGGGGTATTTTTTTGGGGAGCAAGTATGGGGAATCAGGAGACGTCCGACTATCTAACTAGCGGGTTTAGCGACTGGCTTAAAACCGGCGAGTACCTGCAAAGCGCTAACATGAGGAGCGCCATGCAGTTAGCTTTTCTGGCTGGTGTTAAGCACGGGGCAGAATACATCAAGGAGAAGGCTGAGAACGTCCCTCCACCAACGAACACCGAGTTACCCTAGGTTGACCCTTACCTTGTCCCTAGAGTCGCCCATACACGCTGTCATTCGCTCAGCTGAAGAGATGTCCAAGCTGGTCCTGCAATGGCATGACCGGGGCATATTTAACGGCAAACCATTTCGCCTTACCTTGGCCAATCTCCGGGCCCCTCGCACCAGCTCACAAAACCGGAAGCTACACGCATTGTTCAGGGAGATCGCCAAGTACACGGGGTACTCCGAACGGGAAATAAAGGAATTAATAAAGGTTAGCTATGGGCCGGTTAAGCCGGTTAGTTTAAACGGCGAACAGAGGGCTATTGCAAAGCCAACTCACGAATATTCTATAGATGAGTTAAGCTGTCTCATAGAACGCTGTCACCAGATAGCGGCAGAAATTGGTTGCACGGTGCGCCAATGACATGGGAAAAGAAGATGGTTCCCCCGTTACCGATGGATCTGAACGAGAGACTAGATAGCATAGAGGCTAGGCTTTTATTTATAGAGAGGTGGATTTCCTCTTTGGTTGAGTCTATTGCAGAGGAAGAGTGCGAAGAGGTAATAGTTTTTGAGCCAGAGATAGACGTCTTTCGAGACAAGTCTAAAGACAATTGACCAATTGTGGGTACATGGGGTCGCATGAGAAAGGATGAAAAGAACGCAGAGAAATACTGGGAAAGGCTAAAGCGGGAATTTGTTAATGGCTCTTACCAGAACAGCGGGGCTTACAGTTCCAGCTCGGTCCACCCACCCTTACGCAAATTACCACAGGAGAAAGAGCATGGGGCATTTAGTAAACCTAATTTGGTTTATTTGCCTAGCAGGTCTACCCGCAGCAGCGCTGTCGCAAGAGGTAAGCTCGACAAGGATAAGTGATTACGAATGGGAGTGCCAAGACGCAAGTGGCGCCCGCATCTCTGGTCACACCCGGCAGGACAAGGCATTCCAGCGCTGCTACAACGAGGCTCTGGACACCGGAGAGACTTTCCGGGTAGTTGGTGGTTCGTACCGGGTCAAGGCATCGCAGCCAGAATCTGCTGAACTTATAACGCCGCTGCCCCCGGTTGCCGATGCGCAACCCCCAGAGGAATCAGTCCTGATCTCCTTCGGGCCGGAAGAGTCCCCAACCATATACCCGTCAGAAATATCTGTGTTATCGAGAGCCAACGTCCGGTGGGATATAACCTTTACCCTTGCTGATGTGGAAACAATGCAGGGCTTGGCAAGCAGGGATGAACGAGGGCAAAGAGAAGGCGGCCACCTTACAGTATGGGTAGAGGGGGGTGTAGTGCATGTCCGCAACCAAGACGTTGCCGGAGGGCGCCCATCCGTTAAGCTCACTTCAGCAACAGTCATTAAGGAAGACACTCAATATACAGCGACTATTATTATTTCCGATGCAGGCTTGGTTTTGCAGATCAACGGGGTAACTGAAGGCACCAGCAGTGTTGTATATCAGTTAGACAGGAACAACTTGCCGTTGGTGGTTGGAGCGAGTTGCACGATATGTGACGAAAACCAAGGGCCGCATTACCCGGCAAGCGGCCCGGTAGAGCTTGAGATCTACGCCTTGGAAGTTCTCCCGGTCATAAACAGATCACTAATGCTTAGCTGGGTAGGGCCAACAGAGCGGGTTGACGGAACAGCGCTTGGGGTAAACGAAATAGCGACCTTTATTTTAAAAAAAGACAACGTAGAAATAGCGTCAGTAGATGGCGATGCGTGGCAGTTTGAGGTAACCAACCTTGACAATGGCAAGCATTGCTTTACGGTACAAGCTGTAGATATTCATGGACTTACATCCGAAAACTCAAATATCGCTTGTAAAACTATCTAGCAAAGGAGCCGACCATTAGTGATTACGGCACAAACTGGAAGGACATTGATGATATCCGCAAAGGCGCTGTAACTGACCGACAAAAAGAGTTACTTGACGCGATAGATAAGAATCCCACCTTTAACGATGTCTGCGACTTCATGGGCATTCGGACGGTCAACGGCCACGCCATGCTTAACCGCATACGCAAGAACGCTGAAACAGCAGAAACCACGCTGGAGTTCTCGCCGCTACCTGATGACGATGTAGAGGTAACCCAGCTTTGGCAGTGGCGCAAAAAACAATACAAAAAAAAGAACGAGCATGAGCTGGCGCTAAAACTTCGGGATGTGCATGTAAAGACAGAGGGCGCCATAGGGATCCTTCACTTTGGTGACCCACACGTTGATGACGACGGCACTGATCTCGCTGCTATCGAGTACCACTGCCAGCTGGTAAGGCAGACCGATGGCTTGTTTGGTGCAAACATTGGGGACGTTCATAACAACTGGATCGGGCGCTTGTCCCGGCTCTATGGGGAACAGGCCACTAGCGCTGCACAAGCATGGAGAATGGCTGAATACTTCCTGCACTTTTGCCCTGACACCGACCCGGCAAAGATGGCAGAAAACGAAAGGCAGCATCACTTACGCCACTGGTTGTATCTGATCGGTGGTAACCACGACTGTTGGTCGGGGGCTGGTGATCCATTCAAATGGATATTGCGCCAAGCTGATGCTGCTTATGAAGAAGCCTCATCCAGACTGGTCTTGAAGTTTCCAAACGGACGGGAATGCAGGATTAACGCCCGACACGATCACCGGGGAACTTCGCAATGGAACCCGGCGCACGGCGCGATGAAGGCCAGCCAGATGGGGTTCCACGATCACATACTTATTAATGGCCACAAACACACCTCTGGATATGGACTTATCAAAGACCCAGCTGGGGGCACTGTCAGTCACTGCATACAGGTAGGCAGTTATAAAATACACGACAGGTTTGCTAAAGAACGCGGGTTCAGGGACCAGCATATCTCGCCGTCAGTGGTGACCATAATTGACCCGGACGCTACCGAGGTCGGGCTTGTGACCGTGTTCCATGATGTAGAGGCAGCAGTTGATTACCTGACATGGAAGCGAGAACGCCATGCTGGGTAACAATAAAAACGGCAGCGTCTTGCTGTTTGGCGCTGCGTTTGAAAAACAGGTTGGCGGGTCTCACTATATGAAACAAGAGGCGCAACCTGTACACTATGCGGAAGCGAACGGGTTTGGGTATTGTGAAAGCAATGCTCTTAAATATTTGACGCGACACCGGCAGCCCACCGGAAAAGGGCAAGAGGATCTGGAGAAGGCTATACATTCTTTAGAAATGGCAATCTCCATTTACTACGATGAGAAAACATGAGGATAATGTAGAAGAACTGGAACAAAGGGTTTCGGATTTGCAAGATGAAATAGATCGCATAAAAAAAGAAGCAATAGAAAAGTCAGCTCAGGAACAAGCGATGATAGGGCAGCTTGCAATTAAGCGCATTGACAGTGACTACCCTGTTGACTTCTAATGGGGGCGGGCCGCCTGAAGGTGGTCCGGTAATTTGCTCCCTGCGACCCGGCTACTGGATGGCGGCCCACTCAGGGCGGGGCAGATCTGACGCTATGCAGAGGCTACCCGAAAAGGAGTATATGAATGCCAAGACCGCGTGGCAGCAGGAACAAGATAACGCAGAAGTGGCTGGACCAGATTGGCGCAAGCGGCCAAACTCCAGTCGAATTTTTGCTAGACAGGTTTCGTGATGAGGGTGAAGAATTATCAGTACGGATTGATTGCGCTAAAGCGGCGGCCCCGTATTGTCACCCGAAGATTATGGCCGTAGCCCATGCACACCTTACCGCCAAAGACGAAGAAACTGAATCTATCGGATTACCCCGTGTTTCTGCAATCCTTGACGAACTTATCGGAACCGGAATTACACGCGACGATGAGGCATCTGTGTCGGACGGATCTGTACTTTCTACTGAGGTACGTCCTGAACCGACCGGACATAGAAAACCAGTGGTTGTTCGATCGAATCAGGGAAGTTGAAGAATCACCAGACGGACACTTAGACTTATGGGCGCGGGGGCATTATAAGTCTACGATCATTACTTACGCCAAAACCATACAGGATATTCTGTCCAGCCATGGCGAGGATCCGCTGTTTCACTGGCGCGGGGCCCAGCCGACTTTCTGCATATTTAGTCACACGCGACCAATCGCCAAAGCATTCTTGCGACAAATCAAGCAAGAGTTTCAGTACAACGAAAAGCTGAAAGACCTTTTTCCAGACATACTTTACGCGAGGCCGGAGATTGACAGCCCTAAGTGGTCGGAAGATATGGGGATTGTAGTTATTAGAAAAAGCAATCCAAAAGAGGCTACAGTTGAGGCGTGGGGTTTGGTAGACGGACAGCCTACTTCAAAACATTTTAACATTCTTGTATATGACGACGTTGTGGTTCGCGCCTCTGTCAATACCCCCGACATGATTCAGAAAACCACAGAGATGTGGGAGCTATCTTTGAACCTTTGTTCAACGGTAGCTTGCGAGCGTTACATTGGAACGCGGTATCACTGGGCTGATACATGGCACCAGATAATGAAGAGGAACGCCGCAAAGCCAAGGATCTACCCCGGCACCGAAGACGGCACCTTGACCGGCAAGCCTGTATTCCTGACGCAAGATGAATGGACGAAACGGGTAGAGCGAATGGGCCCCGTAACCGCAGCCAGCCAGCTTTGCCAAAACCCAAGCCGGGGAACTCAGGAAGGGTTCAGTCGCTCATGGATCATGCGTTTTGATGCAGCTGATGTGCGCAAACGCGGAACATGGAAGCAAATGAACCGCTACCTGCTGGTAGATCCCGCCAACGAAAAGAAGCGACATTCAGACTGGACAGCCATCGGTGTGATCGGTTTGGGCCGTGACGGAAATTATTATTTGCTGGATGGGTTAAGAGACAGGCTGAACCTAGACGAAAGGACTGAGGCGGTGTTTGAGATGCACCGCAAATGGGATCGCCCCCGCGTCGGCTATGAAAAATATGGAAAAGACTCAGACATCCAGCACATCGAATATGTGCAAAAAGAAAAAAACTACAGGTTCAACATTACGGAGTTGGGGGGTGGCCTGAAGAAAAATGATCGCATTAGGCGTATGATTCCAGAGTTCAAGTCGGAAAGGTGGTGGCTGCCTGATGAAATTTGGCGCACAACCTACGACAAGAAAACAATCGAGCTGATTGATACTATAATTGAAGAGGAGCTGCTGGCCTTTCCAGTTCCGGTGCATGACGATTTTATTGATATGATGTCGAGAGTCCATGACATGTCGCTGAGCTGGCCGCGCTTACATGATGTAGGGAACATTCGGGATCGCTATGGCGAGCCCAAAGATATTAACCGGAGCTTTATGAGTGCCTGACCTATTAAAAACGCAAGACAGCGACCTAATGGCGATGATTGCTCAGCGATACAGTCAAGCTGAGCAGTACACCAAGGAATGGCGCCGCGAGTCCCGTGAGATGTACGGAATGATTGCTGGCGACCAATGGTCTGAAGAAGATCGGTTGAGGCTGATGGAGCAGCTGCGCCCAGCGGTAACCTTTAATGTTGCCGGAAAATATATTGATGCAATCGGGGGTTTGCAAATTACAAACCGCCAAGAGATTAAATACCTTCCACGCCAGCTTGGAGAGGCCGGTGTTAATGAGCTGCTTACCGGGGCGGCAGATTGGGTCAGGGATGAGAGCGATGCCGAGGATGAAGAGTCCGAGATGTTTCTTGATATGCTCATTTGCGGGGAAGGCTGGACGGAAACGTCTATCAGCTTTGATAACAACCCGCAGGGTGAAATCGCCATCGAGCGCAGGGACCCCATGGAAATGTATGCGGATCCCCGCTCCAGAAAAAGGAATCGGAGGGACGCCAGATGGGTGATGCGGATTAGCCGCATGACAAAGCAAGACATCATAGACAGATGGGGAGAGAGCGCATACGACAACATGGGTGGAGACACCATGGGCATAGAGCCGGATCTGGATGAGATGCCGATCCATGTTGCTGACCAAGGCTACCGTTACCAAAATGACAACGCAGATTCTATTTATGTGGAGGGAACAACCCCGATTATTCAGTTTGAAACATACGAAATGGTGGATTCAGTATTTGTTCAAACTGAGCAGTTTGGTGGGAAGTCGTTTACTAAACCGCAATGGAAAAAATTAAAGGAAGTGCTTGATCGTAACGGAGTTGAATACCAAACCGAAAAAGCGAAACAAAAGCAGTACATAAGAATTTTTTGCGGGGGCGGCACGATTCTTCAAAAGGGGCTTAGCCCGTATCAGGAAGGCTTCACCTTCCAGAACGTAACGGGCAAACGCGACCGCAACCACAATGTATTCTATGGGATCGCCAGAAATCTGCGGGACCCGCAGATGTGGACAAACAAACTTTTTTCTACAATTCTGGATGCCTTAGCCACTGGCTCGAAAGGCGGCTTGATGGCCGAGGAAGGCGCCTTCACGGACCCGGCTAGGGCTGAGGACCAATGGGCCAGACCAGATTCAATAACTTGGGTAGAAGACGGCGCGATTACCCAAGGAAAGATAAAAGAAAAAGCACCAGCTACTTATCCCGCTGGGCTTGACCGGCTAATGACATTTGCTCTTAGCTCGCTACCAGAGGTCAGCGGAATCAACCTAGAGATTCTGGGGCTGGCTAATAAGGTGCAACCGGGGGTTGTGGAGATGCAGCGAAAGCAAGCTGGTATGACCATGGTGGCGTGGGCCTTTGATTCAATGCGACGGTATTACAAAGACGCAGGCAGGCAGCTTGCCTATTACATTCGTGAATACATTGCAGATGGACGCCTAGCCAGAATTGCATCTCAAACCGGGCAGCAATACATCCCGCTGGTTAGAAGCGAACTAACAATGGAATACGACGTTATTGTTGATGAGGCGCCGACGTCTGCCAATGTGAAGGAGCGAGTGTGGGGAACATTGCAATCACTTCTACCCGGACTATTGCAAATGGGCTTTCCCATTCCGCCGGAAATTCTGGACTTCTCACCGCTGCCTGAAGACTTGGCTAACCGCTGGAAAGAGCTACTTAACCAAGGGCCTTCTCCTCAGCAGCAACAGCAAGCCCAGATTTTCCAAGCTGATAAGATGGCAGAGATCAAGAAAGATGAGTCTATTGCCATGCTAAATACAGCCAAAGCGCAAAAAACAATGGCCGAAATGGGCGTAGATCAGCAAGGAAGGGTATCAAGGGATGCGGCGCTTAACTTGCGGGACCAGTCAGAAGTTGAACTTAATTTAGCGAAGACGCAGAAAACGCAAGCCGAAACAGGCGAGGTCGTCGAGAAGATAAGGCAGACCGCAGCGAAAACAGGAAAAATAGTATCAGGAATGTAAGGGAGCAAAAATGTCGGAAGAGAATCAAGAGCAACCTCAAGACGAGTGGATTGAGGGGTTAACCGGGTCACGCGATGCTGAGCCCGACGAGGAGCTTGTGGATGCGCAGGCTCGCGCTGCTGAACCTACTGAAGATGTGCCAGCAGAAGAGGCGCAGCCAGAAGAAACGCAGAATCAAGCAGCAGAGGAAACGGAAAAAGAAGCGGGCAAAATTCCCGTGTCTGTCTTAACCGAAGAGCGCAATAAGTTTCAGGCGCGTATTGGTGCATTAGAGGGCCGCATAAACCAGCTTGGCCAAGAGAACACGCGCTATCAATCGCTAGCTGAAGAGATCCGGGCGCTAAAGCAGGCTAAAGAATCTGTGTCGGCGCAGCCAGAACCAGACTATCTGGAAGACCCCAAGGCTTATATCGACCAAAAGGTCGGTACAACCTTGGATCAGTTGCGCAATGTACAGGAAACTGTAGAGCAAACAACTGAGTCTGTGGGTGCGCAAAGTAGCGCTATGCAACAACAGCAGCAGATACAGGCTATCCAAAGAATGGCTGGTTCAGCAGAAGAGGCATTTGCACAAACTAAAAGCGATTATTGGGAGGCATTGGATTATGCGAGGAACGCAAGGAATGGGCAGTTAAAACTTGCCTTTCCTGACGGTACGCCAGCTCAGCTGGCAGAGCATATACGCGCAGAAGAGTTCGCTACTGCCGCACAAATTTTGCAACAAGGCAGGAATCCAGCTGAATTTGCCTATGAGTATGCAAAGAGTTTGGGGTATACTCCGGGGCAAGCGCAGGAGGATCCGGCGGTAAAAAGAGATATTGCTGCGGTCAGGGAAAGTGTGGCAGTTCCAAAGACTGACGCGCAAGGACTTGGCTCTCCGGGGGCTTCGTCAGAACTTGATGGCTTGTTAAACATGGAGCCAGATGAGTTCGATCAAGCGCTTAAAGAAGTTTTTAATTAGTTCGGATGGTCGCCGCATTGCGGGCGTTTCGGTTCGATGGTCCGATAACCATTGCTGCGTAGGCACTTACGATACAGTGCGACACAATTCGTTTTTTGACACTTTTATCGAGAGGATTTAGGTATGGCTACTACTGACTTCGGTGTCAATCATCCGATGGCGGTCAAACACTGGTCTGCCGATTTGATGAAGGAGGCTTTGAAACGGACGTATGCGTTACAGTTTATGTCCAAAGGCAAAGATTCCATCGTTCAAATCAAGACTGAGCTAAACAAGAACGCGGGAGATCGCGTTCGGTTTGGACTTAGGATGCAGCTGACTGGTGACGGTATCGCTGGAGATGGCACCCTAGAGGGCAATGAAGAAGCACTGTCGATTTACACCGACAATGTTTTCATTGACCAACTCCGTCAAGCTGTGCGCAGTGAAGGAAAGATGTCTGAACAACGCGTCCCGTTTTCCGTCAGGGCAGAAGCCCGCGACGGACTCGCCGATTGGTGGGCGGCTCGCATTGACGCAGGCTTCTTTAATCAGCTGGGCGGCAGCACGAGGGAATCAACTGTATACACTGGTATGCAAGCTGCAACTGAGCCTGATGCTGACCATGTGATTTTCCATTCACAAGCAGCTGGCTCTGCTCATGCAAATGAGGGGCAGATTTCAGCCGGAGATACATTTGACCTGTCGGTCATTGATGCTTGCCGCGAACAGGCGACTGTGGGTTCACCGAACCCGATTCGTCCACTTCGTTTGCGAGGCGATGACTATTACTGCATGTTCCTGCACCCTTACCAAGTTTACGACCTGCGAACGAATACCACCACTGGACAGTGGCTGGATATTCAGAAAGCAGCAATGAACGGCGGTCGAGTGCTAAAGAACCCAATCTTTACGGGTTCGCTGGGCATGTACAACAATGTGATCCTGCATGAAAGCACGAGGGTTCCTCCGGGTTCTGTTAGTGCTTCCAACGCAAGTGGGGTGGCTGTAAGGCGAGCAATCTTTGCTGGTGCGCAAGGTGGCGCAGTAGCATTCGGGCGCAAGTCTGGACGCAATACTTACACTTGGCGGGAGGAAATGTTCGACTACGGCAACCAACTGGGTGTCGCGGCGGGCTCAATCTGGGGCTTGAAGAAGACAGTTTTCAATGGCTCCGACTTTGCAACCATTGTCGTTTCCACGGCAGCGGCTTCGCATAGTTAATCGAGGAGGATAATCTAATGGCGACTTATGAAGCAGATAAAGCCAAGTCAGGTGTCCAGCCTCGTGAGATTGAGACTGGAGCTAACGTAGTTCGGGCAAGTTACGTTTCAGAAGTAACTCACGCAGCAGCAGACGTTATTCAGTGCGTTAAGGTTCCGTCTGGAGCAATCATTGATAGCGTGGTTTATGCGGCCCCAATTTCGGGGTCTGCGCCAGCGCAAATGATGTGCCAAATAGGTGACGGGGATGACCCCAACCGATTTGGTAGCTCCACTTTAAGCTCGGTTGCATTTACTGGCAATTTGGCTTTGGGCTACCAATACTCACTTAGCGATGCAGCTGATCCATTCTATGACACCATAGATGTAACAATTGACGCTGGTGCGTTGACTGTTTCTCAAGGGTTTGTTTTGATCGTGACTTACCACTGTGATGACTAGGTAACACCGGGGGGTCTTTCGGGGCCCCCCGTTTTTTAAGGGAGCAAGTATGGCTGTAGAAGTCGGGCTTCACGCCATTGTGGAGCAAATAGCGGATTCAATAACCTCAGAAAACACTGAGTTAACTGAGCGGCTGATCTGGCCAGCACTCGATCAATTTCCTTTTGTTCCCCAGCTTTGGTATCACGCGGGCAATCATTTATTTAGTATTGGCAAACTAACATTGGCGGCGGTTGCTTATGAAAAAGCAATTGACCTAGAACCTAATGCCGTTTGCTATGCCAATCTAGGCGCCTCCTATCGCCAGCTAAATCGGGCCGATGATGCTCTAAGAGTATTAACCCAGTCAGTTGAAATTGACCCCGAAAGCAAGTCGGCATGGACGAACCTAGCTGCTTGCTACATTAATGAGGGAACCCCGGAGATCGGGCTTGAACACGCCAACAAAGCGCTGGCAATTGATCCAACCTTTAACCGGGCCCAATGGAACGCGGGCCTTTGTCACTTGGAGCTGGGAAATTTTCGTAAAGGCTTTGAGTTTTACGAGGCCGGGTTGGACCATGATCGAATTTTGCGAAGCTATGGCAACGCCAAGTACCTGACCGACCCCGTACACCAGAACGTAAAAGGCAAGAACATCAAGCTGATTGTCTATGGCGAACAAGGGATCGGTGATGAGCTTATGTATGCCAGCATGTTGTTTGATGTCTGCAAGGACTACGACGTCATCTGGGATCACCACCCGCGTTTAGGATCTTTTTACAAAGCGGCATTTCCCTATCTTGAAACACACCCCACGCGCAAAGACGACCCAGCGGAGGCGCCGTGGGTCAAGAGAACCTTCGCGCCTTATTTTATTTCTATAGCCGACCTCGGCAAATGGTACAGGCCAAGCAGGAACGCCTTTAGCAAAGCGTGGCAAGAGCATGGTCCTTTTTATAGCCCAGACCCGAAGCTGACAGAGCAGTACAGGTGCGGCTTAATGGCCATGGCTGGCGGTAAAAAAATTATCGGCATTTCAACTAGGGGCGGCGTATTAAAGACTAACAGGTTTTATCGTTCGGTTAAGCCCGACCACCTAGATGATCTGCTTCAGGATGAACGCTATCACTTTGTAAATTTAGATTATGAAGAGGTGGACGTCATGGTAAACGAGATGAACACAAAGCGACCGGGCTCTGTAAGCTATTGGCGCTCAATTAATCATCATTTTAATTACAAACACACGGCAGCATTAATAGCGGCTACTGACGCCTTTGTAACGGTTTGCCAGTCGGCGGCGCATCTTTCGGCAGCTATGGGGCACCCAACAGCTGTGCTAACACCCAAGCGGCCAGCATGGAGGTACGGATTAAAAGGCAAGCGGTGGTATTGGTATCCATCTAAAAACGTATCTTTATTCAGGGCGCCAGAAGATGGCGCGTGGGATGAGCCGGTTGCAAATGTAAAGGATTGGCTGGAAAAGATCCTGCACCGCAAACAGGAGAAAAAAAATGCGTAGGTGGGATGTTTTAGCGGCGATGATACACGCGGAGGGTTTCACAAAATTTGTAGAAGTCGGAACAAAAGAGGGACGAACGACCGCGCACATATTGCAAGAGTGCCCAAACGTGCAGGTTACAGCGCTTGACCCTTGGTGCGAAATGCCCTCCCAGCGGCCAGTGTCAGGCGGTGAGGTATATAACCAGTGGGACTTTGATGCAATCGAAAGCAGCTTCTGGGAAAGGGTGGATCCTTGGAAGGACCGACTGACTTTCCTGCGGCGCACCAGTGAAGAAGCGGCACCTGCTGTAGACGATGGCTCGCAGGATCTTGTGTTTATTGATGCAGCGCACGATTACGACAGCGTTAAGCAAGACATTGAGCTGTGGATTCCAAAGGTAAGAAATGGCGGCATCTTGGCGGGCCATGACTTCCAGCACTCATTTCCGACAGTCATGGATGCGGTGGCTGATTCTTTTAATTTAATGTTTGTCGAGGTTATGCCTGACAGCGTTTGGTGGGTGAGATGTTAAATGTTGTTTACTGGGTGAGAGGGGAAGAATACGCGGGGCTGGCAGTTCGTAGTGCGGAAACAATGAAGCGCGTATACGACGGCGCTAAAATAATAATTTACGCTGACCAAGAATGGCCGGTGTTTGCAGGCGGCAGCGTTGACGAAGTTATCTGTCTCCCCATACAAAAGATGATGCCGCACATGATTGCCAACGTGCATTGTCAAGTGCATTACGTTGTCAACAAGGGCTTTGACCGGCTCACTCTGTTTTGTGACGCCGATGTACTGGCGGTTAAAAAGGCCGATCTGTCCCTGCTGACCCAAGACCTGATAGTGACCAAGCGGGACCATGTGTATCTGGATGAAAACGGGGAAAAGTTAGTAGGGGTTGCAAGGCCAATGCCATACAACTATGGCGTCTTATTAGCCAACCCGACGATGGAAGCGAAAGAAATTTTTATCTGGATGCGCGAACGCTTGGTAAAAATGGGCAGCCATTTGCAAGACTGGTACGGCAACCAATGGGCGCTAAGGGAATTGGTTGGTGGCTCTATGGATGAGCAGGCGCCACGAGAGGTTAAACGCGCCATGGCGTGGGGCCCCGTGTCGATCAAGGTTGAGGACTGTTCGATGTGGAATTACCTGCCGCATGATGATGAGCCTATTAACAACAAATACTTTGTTCATGTTAAGGGGGGCGACAAGGTGCGCTTTCATGAAATCGCAGATGAGTTAGCAGCATAATGTTTGACTTACCAAGAATCTTTATCGGGTACGATAAAAAAGAGCGCATTGCATGGCATGTGCTTGCGCACAGCATCATAGAAAGAAGCTCGGTTCCGGTGCTGATTTCGCCCATAGGTAACGAAACCATGGGGCCCGCCCTATGGGACAGGCCACGCGGCGAGAAAGACTCGACTGACTTTAGCAATGCTAGGTGGATGATTCCTCATCTTTGTAACTACGAGGGGTTTGCCATCTTTATGGATTGCGACATGGTTTGTGATGGGGACATTGCCGAATTGTGGGATCAGCGCAATTCAGACAAGGCTCTCGTATGCAGGAAGCACAACCACAAAGTAGTCGATGGAGAGCGGAAGTTTTTAGGCGGCGTACAGGCCGCCTATGACAGAAAAAACTGGTCATCACTGATGGTGATTTCCTGTGCCCACCGATACTGGAAAAGCATTGATCCAGAGGAGGGCTCCGGCTTGGATCTGCATAAATTCAAGGGGCTGCCGGACAACAAGATTGGGGCGCTAAGCGGCTCGTGGAATGAATTACTAAAACCGGGCGAGGTGAATCCGCAAGAGTTTTACCCAAGCCTGTCGCATTTTACTTGGGGTGGGCCATGGCATGGCTGGACTAAATACTGGCAGACCGAACTGTGGACGCGGGAACTTTCTGATATGCTTGGCGGGGACAATCCCTGCGCGTATGTCAACGTGGGGTATGATGAGCGGGGAGTGTATATAGGAGGCGCTTTTCATGTACGGGCACAAGATGCACAAGCGGAAGCAGAGCAAGAAACAAGGTCACGCGAAAGGGAGTAAAAAGAAAAAGCGCGGGTTTGGACAGCTATATTAAGAGTTGGGGTTGTTATGGCAAACTGGATTGAGGGGGCAATAAAGAAATCGGGCGCTTTGAGGCGCCAGCTTGGTATTAAAAAGGGGAAGAAGATTCCCCTAAAGACACTCAATGCTGCGGCCAAAAAGCCGGGGAAGCTGGGCCAGCGGGCGAGATTAGCTAAAACCATGAGAGGGTTTGGGCAGTGACTACTGTTGCGACAATGGTGTCTAGGATTGAAAACAGCCTTAACCGGGGATCCTCTTTTACCTCACAGATTAACAGCTCCATTATTGATGCTGTTAAATACTACAAGCCCCGGCGGTTTACCTTTAACACTGGCAGGGCGACCGCCTCGACAGTGGACGGTCAGGAATATTATGCGCTCCCCAATGACTGCATTGAGGTGGACATGATGACTGTCACCTATTCCAGCAACAATGTGGAGTACCTAGACGAAACCACATATCGCTGGATTCAGCGGAACACATCAGACACTACTCGAACCAGCCAGCCAGACAAATTTGCAATAGAGGGGTTGGATCTTCGCATGTGGCCCGTTCCAGATGGTGTGTACACATTGACCATGACCTATTTGCGTGACATTGGGGGTTTTTCTGCTACCCTTACTTCCACCCTGTCTAATGCGTGGACGGATGAGGCAGAGGAGTTGATAAGGTCACGGGCTATGGCCGCTCTATTGCAAGACACAATAGGGGGCCCAGATGCTGAGGCTGCATCTGTGAAATGGGTGGTTAGGGAGCGCCAAAAATTTAATGAATTACGCCGCGAGGCAAATCGACGGGAAAGCTCTGGCAGGCTAATCCCGTATCTTTAGGAGTAAATATGGCACAAGGCGACGTTGTAGTTTACAACCAATTCAAAGAGGGATTGGGCGATGGCCTGCACGACTTGTCAAGTGCGAGCGTTTGGGTTGCTTTGGTTACGAATGCCGCAACACAAAGCGCAGCAGTGGCAGACCCACGGTGGGGAAGCGGCGGCTCAACGAACCTGAGTTCTAACCAAGTTTCCGTGGGAGGAAACTATGCGACGGGCGGGGTGTCGGCATCTCCATCAGATCCTTGGACCCGAAGCGGGGCTACCTGTACCTTCGATCTAACAGACATAACTTGGTCACAGAATGCGTCGAACCCTAAATCAGCTACTTGGGCAGTGGGTTACAATAACTCCGACAGCGGAAAGAGGGCAATTTTTAGCGTGGATCTGGGGGTTTGTTTGACATGACGAGCGGCGACCTCGTGATAACGTGGAATGCTTCAGGGGTATTTACTCTTGCCTGATTTGACAGATCGTCTCGCAGGAAAAACGGTTGAGGCGGTGTTAAAAAGCGACGAAACTTTGGTGATTCGTTGCGAGGACGGGCTAGAGGTCCATGTGAATTGGCAGGATGACGAGGGTTCTGCCGTTAAGGGGGAGCCTAAAGTCGTATGGTCTGGTAAACACGTTTATGCTGACGCCGCCCATATTGGGATGTTTAATGGAGCAGTAGGAGAATGAAGTGGCATATCGCGTCAGGCACAGAAACGAAATGCGCGGAACTTCGGAAGAATCCGCAGAAACTTATGCGCAAAAACTAGACGCCTTCGACGCGGCATGTGACACATGCGTGTCGTTTATTAAAGCCAACTCCAAAGAAAACCGTTCTGGCGATCTTGACTATCCACCCTCTGACGGATCTCGCTATAAAATTTGGGTAGAGCTACGGGCTGCTTATGCTGTCGGGATGCAGCTCCGTTACGATTTTTACACCGGGTCTGACTGGGAAACTAATCAACTAGACTGGCAAGTCGTTGAGTCAACTTAATGGCGACGGCTATCGACTATGCGTGGGTCGGTTCAGACGGGAACCATTCTAGTAACAACACCTCTTGGACGAACATTTCGTCCACCATAAAGATACCTGCGGCTGACCTGACCGCCAGCACCGAATACCTTTTGCTCATGGGTATGTTGGTCAATGGCAACAACGCTGGCCAAAACGGATTTGAGTTTCGTGTTGCAGCTGACACTACAGAGATCTCCGGCAAAACCATTAACGGGCAAGCTGGAAGCTACCAGCGAATGGAACCCCGAAGGACGGGGGCGGGTTTTGGAGCGGCTTATTTCTATATGCAGAAATATACAGCGCCCAGCACCCCGGTAGACATTAATCAACAATTCCAAGTACAGAACAGTTCTTATCAGTCCCAATGTACAGGGGCTTGGTCACTAGCACTTAAACTGGATGAGTCGGATGACGGGCTACATGAAAACACAGATTATAAATACGCGGAAGATGAAACCACCCACAGCGCATTAAGTTCGGCCAGCTGGACTGATGGTGCATCGATCACCATAGGAGACGGTTCAGCGAGCTGGCTTGTTTTTACTTACATACGACCGGAGGTAAACAGTTCGTCATCTTCAATCAGGTATCGGCTCGGCGGCGACCTGAGTGGCTATACCTCCACTGCCTACGCCGAATATGAGGGGGAGGATTCAGTAGAGGTTTGGCAGCAAGGGGCGATGTATGTCTTGTCAGCTGTTGCTTCTGATACTGCCGTCACCCTGCAAATGCAAACAGACTCAGGAACCGCCGGGGAGTTTGCGGTCGGGCTGAATCGCATTGCGGCGGTTCGCCTAAATGCCTTTACCCAGTTTGCTGCTGATATCAACACCACTGGAACCGAGGTTACCCCGGAAGACACTTGGGTAGAAATGGCTGCTAACAAGGGCTTCGTTGTTAGTGCCTCAGCTGCTGATGTGGCTGCCTTGGGCGCTTTTGCTTATACCACGGGAGACACAAATAAGACGCTCCAGATGCGAATGCAAGATGATGGGGCCGAGGGAGAATGGGGTGGGATGAATACCTATGGAATGCAAATTTCCAATGGGTCTTCTGACAGGCGAATCCTTTATTACAGTGGCATAAACACAGTCAGCGGAACCTACACCCTTAGTACCGATTTAGATGTTCAAGAAAAAGCTGACGTCTCCCCGGCAAGTGAGCGCCTGTACAGCAACCTAGTTTTGCTTGAGCTTAACTTGCAGGAGAAACCATCTACGGCTAGGTCGGTGACGGCTGCGACACAGGCCCTAGCTATTGCCCAGTATCAGGCGTCAATTACGACGCACAGAGCCGTCTCCGCATCAGTTCAGGCGCTTGCAATAAGTGAAGCGCAGGCGGCAATAACTACGCACAGAAACATAAATGCGTCCGTGCAGGCGCTTAGCCTCACGGAGCTGGTGGCCGCTATTACTACCCACCGGGGTATTGCTACATCTACTCAGGCCCTTAGCCTTACTGAGCAACAAGCCACGGTAGCAAAAAACGTAATCCGAGAAGTGCAGGCTGCGGTTCAAGAGCTAGACATTACGACCTACGCTGCTGCGATTAAGGCCAGCCGACAAATTGCGGCTACCGCGCAAGCGCTGTCGATGACGGCTTACTCTGCTACTATAAACACCAGTCCTGCATGGACCCCTGTGGTTGATGCAAGTACCAACTGGGCGGCTGTTGCCGATGCAAGCACCAACTGGACTGCTGTTGCGTCTGCCAGCACAAACTGGAGTGCGTGGGTGCAATGAGATACCAAGCGAATGATTTAAACTTTGGAGTGAGCGTAGATATTCCGGCGTGGAACCTTCCGCCCGGAGTAATGACTGATTCCCTGAACGTCCGCTATCGGGACGGTGGCGCAGAGAAGATGCAGGGTTGGGATGATGTGTTTGGTGCGACTTCTGTTACTGGGAGTTGCGCTTTGGATATGGTGGCTGATGACGACCTTAATGTGTTCTACGTTTATGGGGACACTGACAATCTTTATTACGCAAGAAGCGCCGGAGCCGCCCATGTAAAAATTTCGCACACAAGTTTTAGCGCTAGCGTTGACATTGGGTTTAATGGTGGCCCCTACAATGGGTACTTAGTTTACACGGGGGGAGGAAAGCTCCAGCCGTTTTCATGGGACCCCAATACGCCTGCCACTGCTACTGCGATCCTTACGGGCTCGCCTATTTGCGATGTTATCAGACCATTTAAGAACTTTCTGATTGCTTTGAGGGTGACCGAGGGTGTGGACAAAAAACCCCTAATGCTGCGGTGGTCATCGTCTGCCTTCACGGGGTTGCCTTCTAGCTGGGACTACACAGACCCGGCAAATGATTCTGGCCGCGTGACGCTGGCGGACTCAAGCGATCCGATTATTGATTGCTTGCCATTGCGTGGCGCTAACATTGTTTACAAAGAGCAACACACTTGGGCAATGGATTATGTTGGTGGCTCCAATGTATTTTCATTTAGAGAATTATTTGGTGAGGTTGGGATGCTTGCTGAGCAGTGCGCGTCGGCCTTCAAGAACATGCACTTTGTTGTGACCAACAACGACGTAGTTGTGCATGACGGGAACGAAGCGCAGTCGGTTGTAGATCGAAAGACTAGGGACTGGCTGTTTAACCGAATTGATGCAGATAATTACCGCAGAAGTTTTGTGGTGCGCGACAACCGAAACAGGGAGATGATTTTTTGCTACCCGGCGGAGGGGGCTTCTGCCCCTAATGCAGCTTTAGTTTGGAATTGGCAAAGCAACTCTGTGTACCCAAGGGACTTGGGTGGAACCATGGCAAGAGGCACGAATGGCAGGTTGCCGGATACCTTCTCCAGAGCGACCTATGCGACACGCAACACCGCAGAGGAGTATTCGTTTTTAACGCGGGCCGACCGTCGAGAGATTGTTTATTTTTCTAATAGCGAAACATACAAAGGCATTTCGGACAGTGCGAACATGGACGTCTACCTTGAGCGCAAGAACGTACCTCTTGATAAAGACATTAACAGTTACAAGAGGGTGTTGAGGTGCTATCCGTGGGTTCAGGGCACAGACGGGGACTCTCTAAAAGTTCAGCTATATACGAAAGACGCACTTAGCGATGCGTCAAGAACAACGGCTTCTGCGTCGTTTACGATTGGGCAAGATTACAAGACCGACTTTAGAGCCAGCTCGCGTGTCTACGACATTCGTTTCATTTACGAAGGAACTAACGACGTCAAGCTATACGGTTATGACTTAGAGTTCTTTAGAGAAGGTGAGCGGTGAGCCGCAAGCAAGTTATACCGTATGCGCCTCCTAATGATGTAAGCGGGTTGCCGGGGTATTTAAGCGGAGAACTGCAAAGATTATCCGGCCTTATAACTTGGGATCCAGATATTGCGAGGGTTCGAGAGATATCGGCAACAGCAACTATGACGTTGGTGCTGGACGATGTGCTGGGCGGCGTTGTCCTAGGGAAAAACTCAATAACCAGCGCATTTGTTATAGACCCGACGTCCGCCGTGGCTTGGCCGATTGGCGCAAAAATAACCATGATTCAGTACGGCACCGGATTGGCGCAGATCTCGGGCTCAGGCGCGGCTACAGTGCAGACCCCAAGCACCGCAAATTTCGGGGGCCAATACAACACTGTAGAGGCCGTGCATGTTGAGACGGATGTTTGGATTGTGTCAGGGGGACTTGCATGATGTATGATATAAGGGCAGTAGGGAGCGTAGTATGGTTGAAATCTTTGAGGTGCCAGCACAGCTGGCGAGAGAAGTTTGGGAGGAGCTGCACACGCCATTGGTGAGTGCGATGCGCTACCATGAGGGGATGGATGCTGACGATTTGTTAGTGCTTTGCGAGTCAGGGCACTTAACAATTCTGGTGTCAGCGGTGGACGACGAGATTAAGGGTGCCTTTATTACCCGGCTTGTTCAGTTCCCCAAGAAGCGTGGATGCGAGCTGGTCGCGGTAGCGGGAAAGAGTGGCGAAACCCGGTCATGGATTGACGATATGCTGAAGTTCCTTGACGATTTTGCCATTAGAAATGGTTGCGATTTTATTTATGGAGTGGGTCGCAAAGGCTGGATGGTAGCGAAGGACTACGGCTATAAGGTCGAAAGTCGCGCAATTTTAAGAAAGGAACTTAAGAAATGGCAGGAGGCGGTGGAAGCAACGTAGCAAATACGGGCCCGTGGGAGGGTGCGCGTCCGTACATAAGTAACCTGTATGGCTCGGCTAACTCGTTATTTAACCTAGGCGGCCCTCAGTATTTTGACCGGCAAGCCTATCTTAACCCACTTCCCAGCCAGCTTGCGCCATACAACTACGGCTTTGGTTTTCTTGGCGACGTTTTTGGCCAAGACTTTGGCTCTGCGCAGCCGTGGCAGCCAGCTTTTGGTGGGGGAGGAGCCCCACAGACTTGGGCTGGCGGAAACACAGGTTACCAAGTAGGCACAGAGGGTTATCAGCCAGCACCCCCGCAAACGCTGGAGCAACAGGTGGCCTTGGGTTACGTCCCAGCAGGGACGGCTGGCGGAGTTAGTGGCTGGAACTCGCAGAACTACGAGTGGCAACAAATTATTGGGCCTGATGGCACTCCAACGTATGTGCCTGTTTGGGCCGGGGATCCTGCGGGAAGTCCTGCGGCGACGGTTCCAGCTGGGACCGCGACAAGCCAAGGGCAAATACCTTACGTTGACACCGGAACCACCGGGACGGTTCCGGGTGCCTCTGGTTATATAGGGACAGACGGGGCAGCAACAAACGGGGGAATGGGGACTACGGGCGCTGGCGCAATCCCAGATCCATTTAACCTGATGCCTCCTGAATACGTTGACCAACAGGTGCTTCCAATCGCACCAGTGGCGCCTCCGGTCGCACCAGTAGTGCCGCCGGTCGCACCAGTAGTGCCGCCAGTCGCGCCAGTAGTGCCCCCGGTTGCGCCACCAGTACCTCCGATCGCACCGCCGCCAGCACCACCGCAGGAGGAGGAGGAAGAAGAGTCTCCACCCAGAGGAGGCGGCAGGCCCGGCGGCGCACCACCAAGAGGGGGTAGAAAAAAACCAGCAGCGCCACGGGGAGTACCCATGGTTATGGGGGGCAATCCAAACGCGAGAGCGCTACAGGACAGCCCTCTTACACCGGCTGTTAGGCGCTTACCACAACGCAGAGGGCGAGGTTAATGGTTCAACCAGCAAATCAATTCTCAAATTACGCAGCTGGGTGGGGGCCGCAGCAGCAACAACTTCCGGGGGCTAA